GATTTACCAACCCTGTTGCGATAGGCGTTGACGCTAGTCGGTTCGACCAGCATGTCAGCGTCGATGCATTGGAGTTTGAACATATGGTTTACAAAACATATTATCGAGGTCAAAACCTCAGGAAGTTTAACAACCTCCTCAAACACCAGTTGGTTAATCGGTTGGTAGGGCGTGCACCCGACGGCAAATTAAAATGTAAGATCATTGGCAAAAGGATGTCCGGTGATGTTAACACAGCGTTGGGCAACACTTTATTGATGTGTTCCATGATGCTGGCACTCCGTTGTAAACTCAATGTTGACTTTGAGTTTATTAACGACGGAGATGATGGTGTCATTATTTGTGAACATTCCACCCACCAGCGATTGCTTCAAGCAATTTATCCACATTGTCTCCAATTCGGATTCAACATGGTTTGTGAGGCACCAGTAACAAACCTCGAGCAGATAGAGTTTTGTCAGAGTCGTCCTGTTGCATTGAGTCTAAACGAGTATATCATGGTTAGAAATATTGAAAACTCGTTTGACAAGGATTGCACCTCGATGCTCCCACTAAACAATGAAAAATTTGCACGCAAGTGGATGCGTTCTGTCGGTGAGTGTGGTTTGAAATTGACCAGTGGTATACCTGTGTTACAAAAGTACTACCAGGTTTTTATCGAACAGTCACAAACTGCATTTGACAAAGACTACAGCTGGAGCGGTATGAAAATACTCTCCGAACGACTGCCAGATAATGGATACCGTGAACCTCATTGGTATTCTAGGTACTCGTACTGGAAAGCTTTTGGAGTCGAACCGGCAATACAACACATCCAAGAAGAAATGTTTGAGCACGAAGAAGTAGACCACACACTGTCTAAGGTGGTCAGGAAACTTCCACACCCGGTGTTGCGTATGGGAACGTAACACCAATTGGGTAACAGCAACTAGCGGAAAAGATGTAACCATTCCCCGATGGTGAATACCTGCCATAATGTTGTACAGGATTGACGAACCTGCCCAATGTAGTCAATAATGGGGGCGTGCGGAATCACACTGCGATACAAACACATCAAACTTCCGGCTTGCATGGCCTTACAATGCATGGGGTTATGAGGGTTAAATGGACCAAAACTGATAAACAGTGCTAACCAAAATGCCAAGAGACTGCACGGACCCAACCAACTATCGGTCCCTCATGATGCACAGTCCCCAAGCCTAGGGCATCCCATACATGGCAAACAAAACTAAAAGGAAGGTGAAGATCGGCCGTAAAACGATCAAAACAAAACAACAAACACGCGCTGTGGCACGTAAACCCGCAACACCTTTTGGTGATGCGGGAGCGATCGCCGGCAACGCACTTG